GATAAAGAAATATCTATTCCATGCATCAATAAGATTAAAAATAAAATTCAAGCGATCACAATAGAAGCTAGCGAAAGAATTACTATTGAATATTTGGAGGAGCTAAAGTCTTTAGGAATTAAAATTTCTCTTTTTGCCAAAGATAATGAGAAATGGGGCGAATTAGCAGAAAGGTTTTTTGATTTCTCCTTAGAAAAGGAAATGGCTTTCGTTAAAGAAGATATTAAAAATATTGACGAAATAAATGAAGCGTGCCTCTTTTCCTCTGAAAAGGTTTTTATTTCTAATGGTAAAATTTATGCTTGTGAATTTTTCTGGAAAAAAGATCTACCAAAGCTTGACAAGTACTCAAAAATAGTCGATGATCCAGACTTCTGGAAAGAGTCTCCACACTTCTATTTTTTAAAAGATGAGCGAAAAAACACAAACTACCAAACCAACAGTTCGCGATGAACGCGGGCTTCTCAATGGAGTAAATTATATCTTTAATAAAGATGGCACCGTCAATTGGCGCGCAATGGTTAATCCCGCTCATCTTTATCCAAATAAGGATTGGTTCAATCGTAGGAACCAACCAGTTCCAGAATCAGCTACTGATCTGCGAGACGAGCAGCTTTTAATTAAGCTTGGAGGAATCAAAGAGGTTGCAAAGTTGCGTGGATATTCCCGAGTCCTTTTCCAATTTCCTAAGCTCGAAAGAGATTATGTAGTCGCATCTTGCACTATTGATTGGATCAGCAATTTCGAAACAAACGTTAATTCAATTGAAGATGATTGGAATTCTATCTCGTCTATGGATGTTGCAAATGCAACTTTTGAAAATACAGATGGCTTTGGTCAAAAGTTTCTTGAAACTATCGCTGCAAATCGCGCGTTTGTGCGTACCGTGAGAAACTATCTAGGCATTCATATTGTTGGAGAAGATGAAATTGCGAAAGGAAATGGAGCTAAAGCAGCATCTTCTTCAATAGACGGATCTGCCGACATTTCTCCGCAAGGGATTCTTTCCAAGAAGTTTACCGAAAATATCGGCGGTGGATTTAGCGATTTTAAATCTTGGTTACGAGAGCTTTGGAAGGCAGAGTCTTATCAAAATGAAGATGCTGCAAATTGGAAAACATGGTCAGATATTCCAGCTAAAGAAGCTCGCGCATTACTGAAGTTTATTAAGTAATGGTCAAAAGAATTATAAGTACTTTAGCCCTCAAGCCTATCCTTCAAAAAATGAAGGATAGCAAGGGGCTTAAAAAAATTCTTGATAAGCAAGGTCATGTAGCTGGTCGTTGGGATCTTGACCACTTAGAGAATCAGCTCATTCAGCTTTTATTAGTATTTAAAAATGATGCGGTAATAGTTTGTTACTTCGACAAAGATCAGCCTGTGTCTTTGTTTGCTGGAATTATATCGAAAGATTGGAGTTGCGGCAAAACAGGATTGAATGAGATTGTATGGGTTTCAACCCATCCAACTATGTTTGGAGGATTTAGAGTTCTACAAGAAGTTGAGAAAATTATTGTCGAAAAAAAGATTGACTTTTTGTCCATGAACTACATGTGTAATGGCGGAGATCCGAGACTTCAAGGGTTTTATATGGCTAACGGATTTCGCCTAGATACACTTTCTTTTGTAAAGAACTACGAATAATCGTTTGTCCAAACTTTTTAGTTTGGCAGTTCCTGTTTGATATGTAATATCTTTTACCCTATTTTACTTTTTATGAAAAAATTAATGACTGTTAAGAAGAGAAGCGGAGAAATTGAAAAGTTCGACGCCGATAAAATTAACAAAGTTTTAGAATGGGCTTGCACTGGAATTCACGATACCTCTTTTGAGGAAGTCGCGATGAATGCGAACCTTTCTTTCTTTGATGGAATATCCTCTAAAGATATCCACAACACATTAATTGAAGCTGCGGCTGGACTCATTTCCGAAGAAAAGCCTCAGTATCAGTATGTTGCTTCTCGTCTTTTAAATTACCAGTTGCGTAAAGAAGTTTGGGGAGGCAAGAATGCCCCAAAACTTATTGATTTCGTAAAAGATAATATTAAAAATAAAGTTTATGATCCCGCCATTCTTGAATGGTATGATGATCGTGAATTCCATAAGTTTGATGAATGCCTTCGTCATGATCGTGATTTTAATTTCACATACGCTGGTATTAAGCAGCTTTGCGAAAAGTATCTAGTTCAGAATAGAACTAATAAGAAGCTTTATGAAACCCCGCAATTTGCTTATATGCTCATTGCAATGACCTTATTTAAGGACTATAAGGGAGAGCGGACCAACTATATCAAGAAGGCTTATAATTATTTTAGCCAGCACAAAATTAATTTGCCCACTCCTATTATGGCTGGAGTGAGAACTACCCTCAAATCTTATGCGTCTTGCGCTTTGTTTAGTGTAGACGATTCTCTTGACTCTATCTTTGCGAATAATAGCGCCATTGGATTTGCTACCGCAAATCGTTACGGTATCGGTATTAACGCAAGTCGTCTCCGTGCAGTTAATGCACCTGTTAAGGGCGGCATGGTTAGCCATACTGGACCTGTTCCCTTTTTAAAGATGTTTGAATCTACCGTTAAGTCTTGTCATCAAAATGGTATTCGCGGTGGATCTGCAACAGTAAACATGGCTTGGTTCCATCATGATATTGAGGATATTCTTGTATTAAAAAATAATGCTGGCACAGACGACAACCGAGTTCGCAAACTCGACTATTGCATCGGATTTGATCGTACATTCTATGATCGTCTGGTCAAGAATGAAAGCATTACTTTATTTTCTTATCACGAAGTCCCAGAGCTTTGGAATAGCTTTGGTATGCCAGAATTCAAGGAGCTTTATGAAGCGGCAGAAAAGAACAAGAGCCTTAAATTTAAAAAGACAATTAATGCGCGTGATCTTTTCTTTTTGTTCTCTAAAGAGCGTGTAGAAACTGGTCGCATTTATTTGATGAACGTTGATCATGCAAACTCGCATGGTTCTTGGAATGCCCAAGTTGATACCAGCAATCTTTGCCTTGAGGTCAATCATCCGCTCAAGCCTATCAAGGACTTGAATGATCCCAATGGAGAAATCGGCGTTTGCATCTTATCTGCCGTTAATCTTCTTGAGGTTGTAAAGGACGAGATGGAGCCTGTATGCGAAATTATTGTTCGTATGCTTGACGCTTTGATTGATCATCAAAACTATTTCGTTCCTGCTGCTGCAAATTTTGCAAAGAATCGCCGCAGTCTTGGGGTTGGCGTCACTAATCTTGCTGGCTATCTTGCTAATATTGGCGTCAAGTATACCGACAAGAATGCCGCCAACAAAGCCGCCGCTATCATGGAGCTTGTGAGTTATAATCTCATCAAGGCTTCAGTTAAGATGGCTCAAGAAAAGGGTCCATGCGCCTTGTTTTCTGAAACAAAGTTCTCAAAAGCTATTCTGCCAATCGATACTTATTGCAAGAATATTGATGAATTTGTCACTGAGAAACTGCACTGTGATTGGGAAGAGCTTAGAAAGCAAATTAAAACTCACGGTATGCGTCACAGTACCTTGACTGCCTTGATGCCTGTTGAGTCTAGCTCTGTTATTCAATCATCGACTAACGGGATTGAACCTCCTCGTTCTTTGATTTCTTATAAGCGTTCAAAGGCTGGAGTTATCCCAGTTGTGGTCCCCCATATCAAAAATAACAAGGATAATTATACCCTCGCGTTTGAAATGCCCAATAATCAGGGGTATTTGAAGGTAGTCGCTGCTCTTCAAAAATTTGTTGACATGAGTATTTCAACTAATCTTTATTATAACGCCACTCGTTATCAAAATAAAATTCCAAGCCAAGGAGAACTTGTTGGAGACTTAATGCTGGCTTATAAGTACGGAATTAAAAATCTTTACTACACAAATACGTTTGACGGCGACACTCAAACCGCTTTACATACAAAACAAGAAATTAAACAAGAAACAAAAACCGAAGAACCGCAAGACGACACCCAAGGCTGCGCTGGTGGAGCTTGCACCTTATAAAAATGGACTATAAATTTCTCTCTAATGCCAGTGTTTCGCGAAAGCGAAAGTGGCTTATCAATAAAGGTTATGAATCAGCTAGAACGGCTGACGATAACTATATTAATCAACTTTTTGATCTTTACAAACCAGTATGGCTTTTAGAGGCGGAAAAACAAAAAAAGAAATTAAAAGCCCCTACAACTAAAGAATGGAAAATGTGGCAAGGAACTAATAGACCTCACCACTCAGGAGGACGAAAAGATCGCAGTAGAAACTACATGTAATAATATGAAAACTGTACTCAACACTGTAAACGTGGACTCACTTAAACAACCGCTCTTCCTTGGCGAAGATTTGGCGATCCAAAGATATGATCGTTTAAAGTATCCCAAGTTCTATGATCTCTACGATCAGCAGATTAATTTCTTCTGGAGACCACAGGAAGTTAATCTTACTAAGGATGCAGCTGATTATAAGAATCTATCTCCAGAAGAGAAGTTTGTTTTTGATAGTAATCTTCGCTTCCAAACTATGACAGATTCAATGCTATCCCGTAGCATTAACTCTCTTTCTGATTACGTCAGTAATCCAGAACTTGAGATCTGCATGAATGTTTGGTCATTCTTTGAAACTATTCATAGCAATAGTTATACATATATCTTGCAGAACGTCCATCCTGATGCTACAAAGTTCTTCGACTCTATTTTAGATGACAAGGAGATCGTCAAGAGGGCGCAGTTTATTTCCAATAAGTACGACGCTTTGCTTAATACCAAGAGCAATGACCCAAGGCAGCAAATCTTCGATGCACTCCTTTCAACTCAGATCACCGAAGGGGTAACTTTTTATGTTTCATTCGCTTGCTCGTTTTACTTTGGATATCGCGGAAAGATGGAAGGAAACGCTAAAATTATTAATTTAATTTCGCGTGACGAAAACCTTCACGTTGCAATCACTCAGAACATCATGAAGATTCTCCGTGATCAGCCAAAGGAAGGCTTCCAAGATATCTTTAAGAAGAATGAAGATCGTATCTACGAGGCTTATCGTATGGCCGTGGATGCAGAAAAAGACTGGGCCGATTACCTTTTCTCAAAGGGTAGTTTAATTGGTCTCACCGCTGATTCGCTCAAGCATTATGTTGAGTGGCTTGCTGATAATCGTCTTACTTCTATGGGATACAAGAAGCTATACAACGCAAAGGGCAATCCTATTGCTGGATGGTTAGATAGCTTCTATGATAGCAAGAAGATTCAAGTCGCCCCACAGGAGACTGAGATTTCTTCTTACGTTAAAGGCGTGGATAGCAAGATCGACGAATCAGTGTTTGATATTAAATTCTAATTACTCAAGCGATAGAACGGAGCCTCTGTCGTCTCTCCATTCAACATCATCTCTAATAATCTCGGCTCGTTCATTGGGCCTGATTATAGAGATTTGATTTCCATTGCTGTCTTCAACGTATAAGTTATGTTCAAGACTTCTATTAACCAGAATGATTGAGCTTCCTTCTTGTATATCGGTGGGCAATACAAGCGAAGAATCTGTTCTTGGTGTTACAAGATTAGTTGAATTTATTTGATTTTCTGGAACAACGTAGGGAATTTCTACTCTTTTAACTTTACCAATTGTAGTTCCACCTCCAGACACAGTTTCTCCGTTATATATAAATTCAGAATTTAAAGTAGCCGAATCTGCTCCAATTGTGACCCAGTTTATTTCTGGATTGCCTAATTGCTCTATTCTGTATTTATAGTTTTTAACTAGAGTATTACCAGGAATACTGATAAGTTCGTTTTCATTTCTACCTCCGTCTAAGTTATATCTATTTGCAATTGGAGATGTAACTTCTGTTGGCTCTCTTTCTAAATATCCGCTTACAACTTTAGAAGTAAAACCTGCTCCATAGTCGTCCCAAGGTCTGAATCTAAAGTATAACCATTGTCCCGTAGGCAATCTTTCTCCAAGAGTAATCACATTCAAATAACTTCTTGTTTCTGTTAAAGAAACCGCCCCAAAGAGATTAGTATGATTAACTAAATCAGGTTTAAATACTCTTTTTACGGTCGCACTTGATCCAGCTATTGTTTCTCCATTGTATTCCAATTCGCTTCCTAATATTGGAGTATTTGAATCATGACCTATAGTTCTCCAATTCACGCTGCTGCCTAAAGTAACGATTTCGTACCAATTACCTTCTTCCATTTCGGTATGATTTATAATATCAGTATAGCCAACTCCAGTATATACATCAACACTGAAAACATCTTTATTTGAAGTGGCGTTAAAGCAATTAAATATTATCTTACCCTTTGAAACGTCTTCTGGTAATACTGTGAATGCAATGCCAGAAAATCCTGTTTTATTTGGCTGGGTTGCTGGATTTATATCGTGAAGGTTACAAATACCTAGCGGATTTCCTTCCTTTGTTGGAATTTCTCTTCCTTCACTTTGACCGAAGGAAGAATAGTGATCCGCACCCCATTGTGATACAGAAATTGATTTATCAACATATTTTTCATAATGATCTTTTAAATCATCATAAGCATAAACATATTTTTCATAATCAGGCTCGCCTGTTCCTTTAAAATTAATTGAAACCGCCGCTCTAGTACCTACCGCTAATCCAGTGCCATTGTAGAATGTAGCGGTTGAAAATGCCCCAGAGATATCTCTGAATGTTAATGGAACATCTTCGCTTTCGCTTCTAATTAAATTACCGTCAGCATCTCTTACCCCAGAACCAGAAATTGTTGTTATAGCCCCAATTGTACTTGCTACGTCAGGACTCCAAACAGCCAATCCAGTAAATCCTCTATTTCCATAATATCCAGATAGAATATAATATGGAGAGTTTTGATAAGAGTCTATGACTTGTATTTTAGAATAACCAGGGTATTGATTTACTGCTTGGAAGGTGCCTGTTTTAGACAAATTAGTGTTGTCAGTAACAATAACTCTTAATCCTATTTCTCTTGAGTACTCTACAAAATCTGGAGTAGTCGAGCTATCAAACATTGCAGCATTATCGGCTTGTGTTATTCTATAAGATAGCCCTTGATAATTCTTCTCTTCTTTTAAGACTTGACCAGCAGAATCTAAAACCTGTACTGTTACTTTTTGAGGCAAATCAACAAATGGATTTTCGTAGATCTGCTCTTTAGTTGTCATTTTGCCGCCCGTTGGATCAATGTATTTCCATCTAAAAACTAAATCTTTTGAAGTCCAGTTCCCTCTACCATTTCCAGTATAAGTGCCACCAGCATAACCAATCGAATATTTTACAGAGTCTTGATCTGCTGTATCAATTGTAAATCCACTTGGAATTGTAGAAGTTAATGCGTTAGTTCCGTTAATCTTTAAATTACCAGAAGGCAGCATAACAATTCCAGTTTCTACCGGATCTGTGCAAAGTAATTTGTATGTTGTGCCTTGCGAATATATTTTAAAATCATATTGGCCCCAAATATCATTACCGTCTGAACCTGTTATTGGAATGGTTAATGTATGCGTTCCAGAAGGAATGGTATAGCTTTCTACAATCGCGTCTGTTTCATTTGTTATTGTTGAATAATCTGGCCTGCTAACATAAACTTTATAGCCGGTAATTGGACTGTTTGTTCCAGACCATATCACTTGAATACCAGTATATTTTGTTGCTCCAGATATACCACTTATGCTTTGTATTCCAGATGGTGGATTAGGCTTTATAACCACATCGTATGGCCCTTGAACGTAATAACTTGGAGAGGTATCTAAAATATCTTTTTCAATATAATCATCTTTATTGTTTAAATACTCTATGCCAACAATAGCGTACTGGTTAGCCTCTTCTTCTTTATTCGCAATAGTTTTATAAAGTTTTGGTTCAACTCCAGATCCGCTTAAAACATACAGAGAACCTTCGTTTATTAAATCTAAATTTTGAGGATTTGTGTCTACAGTTAAACTATAAACGCCTTTGGGGTATCCAGTGCCGTAAACTAAACCACTATATCCAATTCCGTTAGACTCTGGTAATAATCTTAAATCCGATTGTCCTAAAGTTCCAGTGCCAACGTAAACTTCTAATCCGAGGGCAGTAAATGCGCCAGATACGAGACTAGATGTTAAAGGTGTTGTTAAAGGAATTTTACCTGTACCATAAAAATCTTTTGGCAAGCCAACTGAATAATATCCTTCCTCATTTCCTCTAGTCCATTTTGATGCAGATGAGCTGTTGCCTCCCACTAATCTGCTTGAAAAAGTTACTGTTACATTATTAGCCGTAGCAGTTGGATCTTTATCGATATGAAAAGTAATGCTACTTGGATCGTCGGTTATGCTATTTATTCTTGAATTTGCTGGAATTCCAGCACCAGCTACATACATGCCAACAGCAACGCCACCAAGCTCAGAGATATGTTGAGTTGTTAATCCGATATTTTTATTTCCAGCTTCAATATCACATTGCCTTGTAAATGAATTTAAATAATCTTCGCTGAAATATTCAGAAGATTTATGAGATCTTGTGCAGATATATGTATCGGAATAATGTTTTACAATATTTCCAACAGAATAATCTCTGCCAGATTTCCAATCTTCATAAATAGATTCTGCTCTGCTTCCGAAATCAGCTTGAACAAAAGTATAATATGGACGTAACTTAGAATAAGCCAACAAATCTCTATAATTAAATTTTATACCAGGATAATCTAAACCTCTTTTGCTACCAGCTTCAAGTAAACGATAACCTTCTTTAATTAGCGCGACACAATATAAGCAATTATCTTTGCTAGTATTTGTATCTAATCCCAATTTGAATACTTCTGTTGCTGCGTATCCGGTTGACCATATTGCATTTGGAGTTGTAGAATCTAGTGTTCCACTTGGCCACACAGCAATAACAACATCTCCAGTACTTGCGTTAGTATAAACAGGGTTAGACCATATGCTATTAATATTGCCTAATAAGTTAGACGCCTCATAAGCGCCTCCACTATTGTATCTATAAATAACAGCTGAGTTATAAGACTCTAATCTTCCTTCAGATGCGACAGTCCAAGCAAAATCTCCACTGTCTGAATTAATATTATTAAAACCAGTTATAATTCCTTCCCAACTTGGGGTTGAGGCAGATATTAATAATCCAGTCCCAGCGTCTCCAGAAAAATCAATATCTATTTCAAGATTAGAAAGCACTCCAGAAATGCCAGAGAAAGTCAAAGTATCCCACCTTGGATTTCCATTTACAACGGTATGCGGAGGAAAGTTATAAACTACACCAGTTAATGTTGTTATACCCGTGTACGTTGAAGAAGCTCCTGTAGTTCTATTTTCAAGCGCATAAACATCAAATATACCTGATTTTAATAAGAAATCTCCAGTTAAAGTTAAAGTGGCCCCATATGTGTCGTCTGTGACCGTATGAATATTAAACTTTCTAGTTTGTTTTTGTCTTCTGGCTCTAATTTGTTCAAGAGTTCCGGTAAATCCACCGTCACTTCCAGTTAAAGAATTTAAATCGGAGAGAGAAAAATTACCAGATGGCACATGGATGTAAACTCCAGAGTCTAAACCAGTGTTGAACTCACCATCAATTTTAATTGTTTTAGCTGTTTCATTGACTTCTAATATTCTACCAAATGATCTGCCAACGTTTCTTATTTCATCGCTGATACCAAATACATCGCCAGGTTGTAAATACGCGCCTTCTAATCCAGCAGTGAAGGTAACTGTATCTGTCTCGTATATAGAGCTTGTTAATGCATATCTTCCTATTCTTCTAGCTTCTGATCGTGAAGTGCATCCAGCCGCATTTATTTTATAAGGATTCAAACCATAATTTAAAATTCCGTCAACGTCTTCGACAAATTCGACTTTAGTTTTATAATTATCAAATTTGTCATTATAAGTTACCTCTACACTAGTATATCTTTTATTCTTTGCGGTTTCAGAATAGCTAAATAAACCATCTTTAACGTTAGTATTTGCAAAATAAACCAATGGCTCTTTTTTCTTGTCAGCGAAGAAAGAAAAGCCTTCTGTATTCCAATAGATAATTCCTTTAAATATTGCTGCGATATCTTTTAATACATTATAGGCTTCATCTTTATTATAGAAAATAATATTACATGTATATCTTGGCTCAAGACCTCCTTTACCATCAGGCACGCCTCTAAATCTGCCATCATCATCTACAGCGTCACAGTATCTACCAATATCATACAAAGTCCATTTATCAACAGAAGAGGAATCAATATAATTGCCCAAACCATAATTAAAGTCTGTAATTATATCATACAAAATCCATGCGGGATTATCTGTCCAAGCAATTTTAAAAGTACCGTCCCAATCTCCGTAATAAATTTTATTACTGTCGTAAAAGTTTGTATTGCAAAACTGTTGTAGTTTTGAATCAGAATCGTAAAGTAAATTAAATTTTGCACCACCAGTGTCTTCTGCGAGTTCTCTGAGAGTTCTTGTCCCAGAACGATCAGGGTCTGTATTTAAATAATACAATTGAATTCCAGCTTCTCTTGCCCTGTTCAAGAGAATTTGATAAGTTTCGGAACTCATCGTTTCTGGAGTTGATCCAGAAAAATAAACGACTTTTCTTACTGTATTTTTCCAAAGATTTTGAAGAACGGTTTCTTCTGACAGCTTGCCTACTTCATCAGTTATACTGAATTGACTTTTTCTTAAAAAGAAATTGGCAATATTAGTTTCGGAAGGATTTGTTGCTGGACTTAATTGGGCTGTGCTTAGAGCAGTGTCTAATTGTTTAAATAAATTTGTTTGATTTGCTCCAGCAGAATCTGGAGTTTCCATTTCTGCAAACGAGGCCGTATTATAATATGTAAATCCAACTATAGTTTCATTGGTTGCTTGATTTACGACCGTATTAGTTCCCGATGCAGCCGTTTGCCATATAGAAAATCTTATATTAGTATATCCAGCAACTAATTTGAAGATCATTTCTTGCAAATTTCTTCTTATCAAAGCTTTAGTTTGAGCATTCATGTTTTGATCAACCATGAATATAACGTCAAGACTATTTGGGTTTGCTGGATAATCTGGATTGGCAAAGACATATCTTCTGTCTAAACCATCTCCACCAATAGGAAAATAATTAGAAGGCACTTTTACCTTCTTCATTTTCACATCAAACTCTCTATTTGGCATGTTACCAAATGTTCTTGAATCAAATTTCATACCAACGTGAGCTACATATGGATATGAAAAGTTTCTATCTATTACTTCGTAAATACCATCTAATACGACCTCTTTTTTTACTAAAGGAGAAATTGTTTCAGCAGTTCTTTTTTCTACTATAACATACCTGTCTCTGCCATTTTCAGAAGGCAATAATTCAATTTCATTTGAATTGCGTAAAGTTGCCTGAGAAACCACATTGGTATCAACACTGCTGCTTGTGCCTTCATCTGGATCTGTAGAGTTCGGTTCCATTTATATATAATAAAATTTATGCTGTTATTGTAAAGGTTCTTGTATAGTAAAGTGGATCAGTTGGATTTGAAGGCGTGCTGCTTGCAGAAAGTCTAACTGGCGCATTATCAGGAGAAGCGGCATCAATATAAACATAATGAGTGCCGATACTTAATTTCTCCATAATTTCACTTGAAATTGTAAAAGAAAATACTCCATTGTCTCCTATTTCAGAAGCTAAAACTCTTTGCTGATATCCAATTAAATTTCTATTTTCATTTGTTATTCCAACATCTATTTGAGCTACTATACTAGTAGCTGCTTTTGTATAAGACGTAGTACCATCTGTTAATATATAAGTTGCCGTGCCAGACAAAGTAATAGTTTGACTTCTCGTATAACTTGTAGGACTAATAACATCAAATACCGCAGTTGCTCCATCCCCCACAACACCAGGAGAAAATATAATTCTATTTGTTGCTGTAGGAACGTAAGGCTCAAAAGACTTTTTTCTTAAATTATAAATAACAGGTAAAACCGCAGAAGGGTTTCTTGGGTTTATCTTTGAGGCCAAAAGCTCTTGATATGTTTTTTCTAATGGCATTATAAATTTATAATTATGGTTGATTTATAGGCACCGAGGGTTGAGCGGCTTCTATTTGACCTGCGGTTAAACCAGGTAGTCTAGGTGATGCACCCCCAGAACTTGGAGTTGCGCTTGTAGTTGTGGTCGCTCCTCCGCTTGAAGTCACTGCTCCAGAACCTATTCTAGTTGATTGCGAAACTGGTTCACCTAACATGTAAGCGTAAGGAGAAGTTACTGTTCCAGTAATAGGATATTCTTTTGTTGTGACTTTTCTTGTACCTTCGATACCGTGTGTAACAGCGATAACAACTGTTGTTGGTTTTTGCATACCCAGATCGCCAGATTCACCAGGAGCAGAACCTTTATCAACTGTATCGCTGAGAGCTTCAATAATTAAACTGATTCTAATTTTTCTTACGTCTTTATTTTTTATATGATGAACAAATGTGAATGGATCTCTAACATCTGTTGGATAGCCAAGCGCCCAGTTTGTAAAACTTTTCCCATCTCTTACGTCATTAGATCCACCAACACTTTGATCACTTGGAACATTTACCGGCCCTAGTAATCTAAAACTAGCTGGTTTATAAATGAAAACATTACTAAAATTAGCCAATGGCTTTTGATTCTCTGTTCCCAAATTAATTTCCATAACAACATTTCGGAAATTATATTTACCATCATAATTCATAACTGGTACTTTATTCAAATAGACTCCCTTTAACATGTCTAAGCCATAAACTTTTTTGCCAAATTGATCAACCAAGCCATAAATCGGACCTTCGCAAAGTAAATCGACAATTTCTGCAATTGATATGGATTTTTTTAAATCTTGAGGTCTTGGAGGAGTAAGAGAAGGAACCTTATTATTTTGTTTCCCACTGCTGCTTCCTCTATAAAATCTGTATGGATTTAAAATTTTCATTATGCCGTTTGAACTGCTTGGCTTAATTCTGGAGTCGAAACTCCTCTAAATCTTGTAGGCGTTGATAAGAAATTAATATTCACTTTAACTGGAGCGGAATAATAGATATCTCTATTATTTACAGTAACCTTGCATCGATATCTAGCTTTATAAAATGAATATCCAGTTGTTCTTTGCCCTTTAACCAAAGGTCTTTCAGATATAAATCTAGCAATTCTATTTGATTCAGCTGATTTTTGTTCAGAATAAGTTATAAAATCTTCTACAACTTGTTGGAGAGAACTGCCAGAAATAGCTGTAGAATTTCTTTCAAAAACCGCTCCAACTTGAGCAATTGCCGATCCAATAGATGTCCAATTTGTAGTTCCAACAGTTTTTATTTTATATCTTTCTCCAGCTACAGTGGCACCTACAATTAAAGCCCTTTTGCCTATATCAGAAAACTTTTGAGTCTTTGGTGTCGTCAGGTCAGAAACGGAATGAAATAATTTTTCTTTTGGTACGAGTTGCCAATCTGAAAATACTCCATCTCTGTTAGTGTCATATCTATAATACAAACTAATTCCTTCGCTACCTCTTAAATCTTGCAGCCTTGCTAGTAAGCGATGATAGCCAGCAGTTAAATACAATGTTGTGGTAGAAGAATGAAGTCCAGAAATTTCAGCACTGCTTGGTTGACTGATCCAAGGCGGATTTGCAAATCCAGAAAACATTGCATGGCCGCTATAATATGCACTAGCCAAAGTAGAATCTATATATAAATCTGAAGCATCGTCAGAATCAAGTTTAAATTCATATGCGCCTACTGGCATTATTTTGCCATTTCCAGTTCCTTGCGTTTGGTTTTTATAAAATGTTGAGCCTATTCTTGGAGGTATAGCTGTTCCACCTAGTCCAGTAAATCCTAAACCACTCCATTGTCCCGTATCTCCAATTTTAATAATTTCGTACAATCCAGTGCCTGTTCCAACTTCAAAAACATCTTTTATGAAACTTTTGCCATCGCCGCCAACTGTCGGCACATAAAAATAACCAAGAAACTCCATCCCATAGTTATCAATATTTGCTGTAGTTCCATTTATTTTGCCTTCGTATACATTGTCTATTGCATCAACATAAGTATATTGATTTTTATCTTCGTAGGCTGGATAGTCAGAGAATAAAGTATCCATCTCTGCTGTAGTAGTGGGAGTTTCAACTCTAGTCCAAAATGTTGATTCTGCAACTGGCGCTCCACCAGCAATTTCTCCTGTTGTCGGTAAGTGGCCAGAAACACCATTGGCAGGTACGCATTTATACAAATACTCAAGATTTGGCGGTAAGATTTTTCTCCACCATGTTGAGTTTATGGTATTTCCAGCGCCAGTTGGCAATTGACCAGAAAATCCTGTACTAACTATTGCTTGAAAATATGTATCAGTTGCAGGACTGCCTGTTGGATAATTTACAAGTTCTCCGCTGAAATAATTATAACCAGTGTCCCAAGTTGCAAATTTCAAATTATTAAATTGAGACGGACCAAACTTTACTAAATCACCTTGAGAATATTTTTGAAAATATCCAGTTTGACTGCTTTTCAATCCAGTGAAAATAGACTGAACTGTAAAATCTGGAATATGATAAGATCTGACAAGAAGACCTGATTTAACTGTATATGGATTTTCTATTTTTACTTTGCCCTTTGAGCTATCATTGCTTAATTCTTCCCACTCATAACTTATATTATCATCATAAGTTGTTAAATCTGGATTAGAAACTATATCACCATTTTTTCTGACTACAACTTCAACAGGATTAGAAAAAACTTTATCTGCACTATTTGTTACAATATCAATATAAGAATTTAAAACATTAACGGTATAAAATGTAGTAGTGTCATCCATGTCAACAGCTTGATTGGTGCTGAACATGTCTTCTACAGCACCGGCTGGTGCAGCTTCGTCATCGGCTACTAGCTCAACATATTCATTGATTGGTTTATCAACAGGAGTCATCAATTGCTTAATATCAGTTGCTAAAGCATAGTGATCTGTGCTTGCACTTATTTGAGAGCTTCCAATCTTTAATCTACCATACCCAACTGGAACTGCTTGACCTTGAGATGTGTTTGCCGGTTTATTTCCAAATAAATAAGATTTACCGCCAGCCTGCACTTCTTGATTAAAATCCGCTTTTGGTTTAGGGGTTAGCAAAGACATGACTCCTTGAATGGCAATGGATGCACCAATCATTGCTACTGTACTTGCAACTCCAGCTAAAGAACCTCCTGCCGCGAAAGCTCCCATTGCTGCTGGACCTCCAATTGCCGCGAGTCCTCCCGTAGCTACGACCAATACCGCTCCAAGCACTATCATTCCTATTGCCATACCATTTTTCCCTGCTCCCCAAACAATAGGAACTATATGAATTTCATTTGGAGCTTTTTGAATCTCCGCTTCCTTGGGGTGTTGAACAACCTCATCATCAATCACCATTCTATAATGGACCCCCTTCATTGCCAACTTCTTTATTTCATCTAAAAACCCTTTTTTATTAGCATTGATTGCGAGCAAAGCCTCTTTAGCAGAATTTATATTGAATTTAAATTCTTCGCCAAATTTGTTTCGCAATTCTCCGTATAGATAAACATTAGTCATATTTTTTCTTTAGTATCTCAACATATTCTTGTTTTACATGTGATTTTTTAGGTAGCAACAAATTAAATTTTTTAGTTTCTTTGCTATAAATAATGTAAGGAATGCAAGAGTTTTCGCAGTTGAATTGATCAAATGTTGATTCTTGTTCTGTTGAGGTTGGGTGGGTATGATAAATTGCAGCGAGTTTACCACTCCTGATGTGCCTTAGAATTTCCAACGGATGAATTTCAAATACATCATTCGCATAAACCGCTATATTTTTTGCAGGTTCTGTTTTTAAATCTCCGTTTTCAACAAAAACAAATCCACAAACTTCTAATTCAGAATTACTTGCATGTTCAATTATTGATTGCATTATTGTGAAGAAACTGAATATTCCTCTACACCAGGAAATCCACCGAAAGGTAAATAATCACCAGATCCAAATCTTAGTTTACATCCATTAAGGGTTTTAGAGCATTGGTCGCAAACCCAGTATTCTTTATTGAAAGAAGGATTTCTTACGCCGCTTGCCGTATGAGTTTTGACACAAACATAAAATCTTAAAAGAGGGGTGTAGTTAGGAATTGCATTTATGTCTCTTTTGGCAACTTTAACATTATGATTCTCGATATAAACGAACTCTCCAACTTTATAAACTCCAGCATTTGCTTTCCACAAGCCTCTATTTAATCCATCCAACAAAGCGTTGTTGCCGAGAGGAATGGAAGAACTTAACTGGGAATTTGAATAAAATCTTTGACTAGAAGTTAAAGTATTTTGCTCTAAAACATCATAGTAAAATCTTGATGCCGGTACAGCCTCCCAAGTTGAACTCCCAGTTATTGGAGGCGGCTTATAGTATAAAGTTACGCCTTGTCCTCCAGTGTACTCATGATGTCTGATCAAAATTCTATGATACCCTGCGGACAACGAAAGAGTAGAAGTTGTTGTTCCTGTCGGAGAACCTGCTTGACCCCTGCCACCATAAAAGTATGCAATTCTGTTTCCATCTATAAATAAGTCCGCGCTATCGTCAGGATCAAGTCCAAATTCATAAACACCAGCTTCATTTGCATTTACTTTAAAATATCCTATAAATTCATGAGCAATATTTTCTGCATTTTCTACTGTTGTATTTGAAAGAACTGTTTCAGAACTAAATGTAGAATTTGCAATTTTTGTCGTCATTGTACTAAGATCACTAGCATATCCCGCAGCTGTTCCTGTATAATATCTTCTTAAAAGCCCCGCTTTAAAATCAACAGCTTTTCTTAAACGCATGTCATTCTCGTCAGCAACTGGTGGCCCCATGTATTTGCATCCATTGCCGCGATAGTGAAAACCGCAGTATCTTGCAATTACAGATCTCTTGGGGAATGTTACGTCTTCAATTTCTAAAGGAGAAGATAATTCAAACTCAACAACTGCACGATTTTCAGTTGCTCTTCTAAGAATATAAAATACTTGATCTTCTAATCCAGCAGTAGCGTCAGCAGAACCGTAGGGGTTTTTGTTGTCAGAAAAATTTTGATTATCTAAAAACTTTGCAAAAGTTCTTTTTCTTACCACTTTTGCACCAACTAAATTATTATAGCGTCGAATTAAATTAGAAACGAAAAAATCTTGATTTGAGACTGCCAGCTTGGGTCTAGGCAACGAACCGTCGCCTTTACTTTCAAAACCAGAACTTTGAATAGGGAAAGGTAAATATTCTATTCCCTGCCAATAAATCGAACCGTTTATGCCATTTGTACCGCCATGAATGTATAATTTATCATCTGGAGTATTAATATAATCATAGTAAATAACAAAAAACTCTAACAACGCTGTTGGTTCCAGCGAGAAAAGCTCCGCATTAACTTTTTGATTAGAAGCCCTTGACATTTCCTTTTACCCCTTAATTATATTACACGCATATGGCAGGTAAAAACAAAATAAAAATTAACAGTTTCTCTATTGTTAAAATGGAGCAAACTCATGCTAATGAAGTACTAAGGCTTGCTGTAAAAACGCAATCTTCTTTTCGAATAAGCGAAACTGAATCACCTTCTTTGTTTTTGCAGGAAAATAAAAATTTAATTTTAGAAAACATTAAATACTCTTTTGTATATAAAGACAATAAAGATAAAGTCTTTGGTGCTATTATAATACAGCCTGAGACTAACATTTCAGCAGAAATTTTAGTTCTTATGGACCCAAACATCATTGCTGGACATGAGATGTACAACGAATTTAAAAAACTTATTTCATCTTTAAAATTTAAATCTATTTTTATTAAAGCCCTCAAGCGCAGAAAGAATTTTGAAAAATATTTAAATTTCTCTAAGTTTTTTGGTTTTAGCGAAGTTTTAAATGAAAATGAGCTTTTTGTCATTTTAGGCTTCAAAAAGCATTGACAGAACTCTTTAAAATGTGTTACCATTGGGGGATGAAGTTCGAAAGACTTGTGCAGCTTGCAAGAAATCTTATTATCTACGACGACATTGAACTACGGTGTCGGCACTTTGCTTTTGTCTTGAATAAGAACAAGATAATTTCAATTGGGAAAAACTCCAAAAAATCTCATCCAATTAATCAAAAGTACGGGTACTTTGATGGAAGCGGGCTTCATGCAGAGGCTTGTGCGGTAATCAAATCTGGCAGAATTGACCACACCAAGCACACTTTAGTTACCTTTCGTATTGACAGGAATGATAAAATAGCTATGGGAAAACCTTGCAAATATTGTCAAAAATTGTTGAAAGACGTAGCTTTCAAAGAAATATTCTATTCAAATGAGCAAGGCGAATTCGAACGAGCAAAATAAATTAGACGATGGCTTTGGCAACGTCTGGCACAAATGCGAACTTGACGCTGATTGCGGCTTGCACATTGTAAGACCCGGCAAAACTCAATGCTGGTGCGACTCTATTGAAAGAATATACGACGGTCTTGATGATCAACTTTTTGTTGGGACTGGCAATGGTTGGTATTTTTGGAACAATAGTAAAAATTTTTGCTACGGCCCCTATTCAAGTGAAAGTATAGCCAAGCGTCAATATCTTAAATATTTAAAAATTACTAGACAATGAACATTCTGATAATCGAAGCGACCAGTAAGCGAAAACCTCTTGCAGAAGACTATAGTGATACATCAATTGTTCACTGTCGCAATAGCCTTATTTTGAAGAAGGCTTTGGGCGCAGACCTTCTTGATGGCGAATATTTTTTACCAGAGGTTCTAAAGAAGCAGTATGATGTCATCATCTGCTGCTACGCTTCGCCTTATATGCCTCACGTTCCTTACCGCCAAGTTCTAGAAAAGAACCCAAAGGCTCGGTACATCTGGCTGGTCAACGACCATGACGTTGAAGACAATCAGCTTTTGCGATGGGGCATTCAAAACATGGGTTTGAGCTACGATATGATTTGCAACAATCCCAGACAAGGATACCGCCATTGGATCTTGAACAAGAACATTGCAAATAAGAAACTTAATGATTTTATTAATAACTGGCTTACTGTTAATCTAAATTCATTGATAATGGACGATGATAGAACGCCGGTTAATATGTCAAATAAAAGCGGCGTGATTTATTATGGAACTTACCGCAAATGGCGAGCAGAGTCGTTCAAGAAGTTCCTGACTGAAGGAGTGTTTCTGTCTGCTTCAAATAAAAACTGGAAAAAATTCCAAGGACTTGGCTGTAACTGCAATTACATACCAAAACTTGAATGGCAAAAGAATAACGAAGACTTACGAAAGTATAAATATTCAATTTATATGGAAGACGAGCATACTCATAATAATTATGCTTTTCTTGCCAATCGATTCTATGAATCTCTAATGTCCGATGTTGTTATGTTGTTTGACGCCGACTGTTCAAATACAATTAAAAAGTGCGGATACGTTATTCCAGAATCTTTGATTCTCGACGATAAAAAGCTCAAGAACGGAGTGGTTAATTATGCAGAGTCTCTCGCTTTTCAAACCAATCTGATGTACCAGCAGACTTTTTTCTCTCAAGCAATGGATGAAAAATTAACAGCTTTAAACCAAATAAAAGAATTCATCAAATGAAATTCCTAACACGTTTCGTAATTCCTAATTTGTCAGCGCAAAAGATCGGCATTGATTTAGTAGAAAACTATATCTGTGATATAAATAGCCACAAGCCTCCCCAAAATTTTGTTGTTATTTCGTCCGAAGATATACAAAAGCCAATTTTGATGGAAGTATCAGAGTTTGACTTTCTTGAAGATAGAATTGTATTTCGAGGCTGGTTAAATTATAATTATACTGGTGAATCTTATTTGTGCAAAGGTGCAGTTGAATTGAGGGCGACGCCATGATTTTCTATAAAACTCTTTGCGATATTGAATTAATAGCCGATAATCCAAATTTTGGCGTCAAGAGCCAAAAAGTTATTTTATACAAGGATCAATTTTTCTCTGTAGTTCACAAACAGAAAGATTTTTTCGATTCTGATATTGAATATTGGACAAATTCATTTGGATGGATTTTTAAAATAAACAGAAAAGATTTGGGCAATATAATCGAAAGCAACTTACCATGATGACTTTAAAAGAACAGGAAAAAAAAGTATGGTCTGAGCTTGAACTTATCAAGTCAGATATTGAAAACATTGTTGGTTTTAAAATAAATAAAAGAAATTATAAAAAAGCAATTATTGAACTGACCAGACAGGCTGCTTCAGAACAGGATTTGATTGGGAACTTGCCCACAGAGGTTCAAGAAAAAATTCAAAACTTTTTTTATTCATGTCAAACATTCTTATCTGACGTTATCTGGATGGGCAATGAAGGCAGAAACCTTGAGGTAAATATATCTTATAAAGGTAATGTTCTTTCTCATTGGAAAATCCCAATTGATATTTTCTTTTCCAAAGAGGATGCTTACACGATATCTTCTATCACAATGATAAAGAGCTTTCATGATTCTTTGATTGGGTTCTTGCTGTCACCAAAGATGAGAAGCGAGATCGTTAATGGCGACCAAGATGCTATTAAATTACTCTATTCTTCTATGAATCGACCCTCAATGTCGTCTTCTCTTTCTAATTTGATCATGATCAAAGATAATTTCCCAGATTTTTACAAACACATCACTACAAAACTCGACGTTATGACGGTTGAGGAAATGAAAAAATATATATCAAATAAATCAAAGGAGTAAAATGATTTTTACGCATACCGGACTTCTTGGGGATTTTATCCAAACTTGGCCGATTGCTTCTTGGTATTATCAAAAGACAGGGGAAAAAATAGACTTTGTAGTTACTGATGCAGACTGTTTCAAAGATATTGCTGAATTGACACTGAAACAGCCATTTACAAATAGTATAAGGAAAGTTCCTTTTAAAGTTAATGATTATGGATGTGGTGGTCAACCTTATAAATTCAATCCAGCAGACTTTGGCATAAATGGAGAATACATGAATTTTGGCTATCCATGTTATCCCCAATTGCAGCATGGATGGATTCCGTATTTATTGGCTAGAGAAAACGATTTAGGAGTAGATGAAAATTTCGTAATAAACGTGCCTGTTAAAGAAGCCGTTAATACTGATGTTCTGGTTTCAAAACCTTTTATTATAGAACAGAATCAAAAACTGCAATATGATGGATTGGGTAAAAGAGAATGGGGCGTTTTTATGTTATCTTATTTCGTTCCTAGCTCAGTAAAAACAATCTCTGGTAAAAATGGACTTTATGCTGATCTTTGCCAAATTAAACAAGCTAGTCACACTTACGTTTCTGAAGGAGGGTTGAGCATTATTTTAGATTTAATGGATGTAAATTTCACAATGTATTACAGAGAACAAGGAGGTTGTGATGGAAGATGGTTTGAGTCCGTTTATTATAGACAAAATAATCCAAAAAGAAAATTTATATCAATCCCCAAAGGAATAACCTTTCATAAATCACCGTAACATTAATGCCTCATCTCAACGCAAATATTCCTGTATTTCCAGCTTACTTAAAAAGCGATTTTCTTTATAACAACGAGAATAAGAAAACAGAATACATTCTCTGTGAGGTATTTGGAATCACTAGTTTAACCAGAAGATGTTTAACGTTTCAAGTCATGACAGAATATGGTTCGCGTCATGATCGCGTTCCAATTCATTATTTGGTTAATGAACCACAGCACTCTAATCTACCTTTAGATTGGTTGCAGCTTTGGGATTGCTTTTCTTATGATATTTCAGTAACCCGATGGGAATACCATAAGAATTCTAGAGTTAATATTCAGCTAAAGAATCACGAATGGGTTGAAGGTAAATATCTTTTTACTATTGATTGGCGCGATAATCCAGATGCGTCTTACGGATATTCAGAGATGGCTGGCGGTCACAAATGCGGTCACGTTATTTGGGGTTTAAAAGATAAGGATGGTAAACCTGTAAATCAATTATTTTTGCAGCCAAATAATAGAGTCCTTTGGAAAGATGGTGGAGCTTTTATTTCAAAAAAACTTGACAAACCTGATTGGCAGGTGTTTACTCAGGAATTCACTTGTGAAGGAGAAGGCAAATGGATAGCGGGAGACAACTGGGATTATTTTTATCAATTTAAAAAAGAACAATAATGAAATTCGTAATTACTCAAGGTTGTATCGCATATGATTTTACCGTAGATGGAAAACGATTCGATGATCTTCCTAAAGAAGAAAAGGAAAAAATCATTGATCACGTTCTCGCAAAGGTGAAAGAGCAAATTTTTAATAATCATATTGGATTCCAAGGAATCTTAGAGCATTTTCAGTATGACTCTCATGAGTACGGACCCAAATGTGATCAGTGCGGAGACTCCGTAAGCACAACGATTATTACTATTTAATTTAATGAAATCTAATTTTGTTTTGCTGAATCCACAAGAGCAAGCATTGTGTCGCTATTTAGCGAAACTGCGGCACAAGAATGCTAGAAATAAAAATGTAAAAAATAACAAGATTGGCGGTCAAAGCGACGAAATGACCGATCTTGAAGGAATCGGAGGTGAAGTTGCATTCTGCAAACTGTTTAATCTTTATCCCGACATTTCAATTGAGGTCAGAAACTCAAAGACCGACAAAGGTGATGCGGTTCTGAATGATCTCGTCATTGATGTAAAAACAACGAAATACAGAACCGGCAGGTTGTTAGCTGCTCCGTGGAAAGAGCCAAGTGTTGATTTGTATGCCCTCATGATCGGAGAAATCGACAAGGGTTATTCTTTTAAAGGATTTATGGCTTACTCGGAGCTAACTAAACAAGAAAGACTTTTAGATCTGGGGCATGGCAAAGGATACGCCGCTAATCAAGAAGAGCTAGAGCTTGATATTAATAATTTTAAATTGGAAAAAAGTTACAAATCTTGAAGTCAAAAATAAACCCTTGACTGAACTAGGTTTTTCTGATCTGCTTCTGGAGAAATGAAGCTATCCCTCTGTTGCATCTCTAACGTTCTTGCCGAGCAAGGTCACAAGTTCCAGACTATGACCTTGACACGTTTCTTGTCTCTGCCCCGTGCAGATGCCATCCGCATTCTCAGCGACCGCATCCTCAACAACTTCGTTGTCACCAATCGCATCATTCAGCATTGCGCCGACACCGGCATTGCTGGCTACCGTTTGTCCTCTACGCTTACTCCTGTTATCGACCATCCTGACGTTAATCTTCGTCTCGACCAGTTGCCTAACTGGTCTGACCTTCGCGCTGCTCTCGACACTATCGCCGCTACCATCAAGCGCACTGGTGTCCGCATCTCCGCGCACCCCTCAGAGTTCATCACTCTGACCAGCATCGACGACGC